CAATATTCTTCTGTAAATCTGTTTGAAAGAAATCACCACAGAACATAATCTTTGAATCTTGACCAACTCTTGTCATGATTGTATCAAGTTCATGAAAATTCAGATTCTGAGATTCATCAACAATAATGACAGCATTGTCAAGAGTAATACCACGCAGAAAACTGGTGGTCATGAACATCAATGATCCTTGGTTTTTCAGACGATCATAGAGCATGTTAAATGCTTGTTCATTTGGTTGTTCAAACATGAATTGTACCATGTTTTGATATGGTACTTGAAAAAGTGCGGTTTTGTCTTCTTCATCTCCAGGAAGAAATCCTATCTCTCTGGTGGGAACAGCTGAACGTACCAAATACACACATTCATATGGTGTTTCGGGATTCAGCACATCCTTGAAAGCTAGATAAAGAGAAACAAATGTTTTACCAGTTCCAGCAGCACCATACAAAAAAAGATTCTTCTTATCCTTATATGCATTGAATGCTACTTTTTGATTTTCAGTAACTGGTTTAATACTGATTAAGTTATGAAATCTAATGTCTTTGCTTTTATTGCTCATCAATCAACTCATGGGAATAATGAAAAACTATTTATACATTCTTCCACTTTTTGACTGCTTCAGCCACCTTGATTTCTCTAGCTGAACGCCTACCGTACCGTTCGGCAAGAGGTGTATTTGGATTTCCTTCGGCAATACGGGACATGACTTCTTTGAAACCTTGATCACTTTTAGAGTCAATAGACCCGACAGAAGAAACAATAGCAAATCCATTCGGAACCTGTTCAATGTGTTCATTAAGCGAAAGAAGTCTATCTTTTTCATTGATTGAAAGAAAGTCTTCAAAAAGTTCTTGTGTTTCATGGTTAATAAATTTATATGTGGGCATGATACCATTCTGGAATAATACGTTTTGTCCATTTGGCAAAACTCTTTTCGTTGTTATAATATTTACGATAAGATGCAATCGAATCGTTTGGAACTTTACAGTATTCTGGCATTGCAGGTGGTGGTTCTATAAAAGAATCATTTGAAATATTCTTAGGTGGATTGATTAATATATTCTTTAGCTTGGTTTCTGTTAAATGTTCTCTTCCATATCTATGAGTGTATTCTTTGCAAAGGTATTGCCATAACTCAAGTAACCACTGATAATGGCTAATGCTACTCCTAGTCCATATATTACTGCAATGATTAATATGACTAGCTTTATAAAGATTTCTTTCAAGTCTAGTATCTTCCAATCTCCATCTTTTGATGTTTCTTTGGTTTTTGGTTTTGTCACTGTATTGTTCTCCATCTAATACACGGTGTGTTGTTGATAAAAGCTGTGCATATTCAATTATCATTTTAACTGTATGTTTATCACAATGCATCTTAGCACATTCTGATGCATCATTGGATAGGTAAAATATATTCATGGTTGTCTCTATATCAAACTCGGACAAAGAAAGAATACATCAATAAAAAGCAAAAGTCAAGACATTTTTATTGATATACCATAAATTTATAGCGTTCTCCTGCATCTTTGTTTTGACAACATTGACAAGGAAATCGTGAGAAATCCATTTCTTTTCCAGAACTTCTCAGTCTGGAAGTATCACCAAATATTTCTACTAATCTCGTAATTCCTAGTTCACATTCATATATGCGTTTATCAGCCATTTCTGGATCATACACTCCATCAAAATAAGTTGCATCACCTATTTCTAGCAAATGATAACAATCAACACATACAAATATATCATCAATCTGTTCCATATTCTTTCCATACACCTGCATAAATTAAATATTCTTTTCCATAGATAAATTCATATTCATAGGCTTCTTTTTCCCATGGTAAGTCTTCATAATTTTCTGATTCAATGGAATACTTTGTATTTTTCCAGAATACAAATTTCTTTTTATAATTATATCCAGAAAGTTCATTCCTGGCATGTTGTTTGACATGAATCATTTCATGACAAACAGTTTCAACTATGTCATATAGATCAAGAGTTTTGTCTATTTCAATAAGAAAATCACGGCGAGAAAATGCATTACAAAATCCACAGACTCCTGTTTCTTTTTGTAAATTGGAAAGGATGAATTCTAGTTGGAGAGTTCTAAAGCGAGGGAAAAGTTTTTGAATCATGAATTGAGCAACTGATTCTATCAGTAATCTTTTTCTCTTGGTTCCACCAGATACAATAATAGTATTCATGAGATTTCCTGAAAAGGTTAGTCTTATGAATATATATTATCATCGTCTGATGGAAATGTCAAGAGAATTATTCGGGTAAAAATTTGCCCAAGAATTCCAGAACATTCTCTGGATTGGAGACCATGTATGGGTCTAGGTCATAATTGTCAGTTCTTCCCGGCTCTTCCATCCATGCAGTCACAGTCATATCTTCAATCACCGCTGCATATCTCCATGAACGGTATCCGAATCCAAGATTGTCTTTGTCCACAAGCATACCCATCAGTCTTGTGAAAGTTCCACTTCCGTCAGGAATTGGTTTGACTTTCTTGATATTCAAATGTTCCAACCATTTGTTCATCACAAATGAATCATTCACAGAAAGAACATAAACCTCATCCACATTGTATTTTTCAAATTCATCATACAATTCTTCATATCTTGGTAGTTGATATGTTGAACAGATTGGTGTGAATGCTCCTGGAAGTGAAAAGAGAACAATCTTCTTTCCGGCAAACAGTTCTTCAGTTGTTACAATTTCCCAACGATAAGGATTATCACCACCAATAGATTCATCTCGTACTCTCGTTTTGAAAAATACATTAGGTACTTCAATACCAATCATAATTTATTCTCCTTGTTTAAGATTTAATATATTTGTCATTCCAACCAAATGCTTCTTTGACTACTGCATCAGAAAGTCCTTTATAGACTTGATGAAGCCTTTTGTCTTTTGCATTGATTAGAAGTTCTGCCTCGGATTCATGCAAACCCTCCAGCATTTGAATGAACATATCTTCACGTTTGAATTGTGGCAATTTATCATTTCCACCTTTAATAAAGTTGAAAAGACGTTTTGCTTCTAAACGCAAAGAAGTATGTTCTGTTCCAATAGGCGCCTCATTCTTTTTATAAGGAACATCACCTTCTGGAAGTAACCAAACAATGTTTGGATCAAATGATGATTTAAGAACCATTCTTAGTGGTTCACAATCATATTGTTTCAATACATTGAGTTTTTTTGTTTTATTATTTCCATTGTTTACTTTTGTAAGAATTTCTGAAAACAATAATGTATAAGTATCTTCTGCCATAATCTCCTTTAAAAATCAGATAATGATTCAGTCAAGTTTTTCAATCTGTTCTTGATGAAGTAGTTCAAAAGCTTAGAACGATTTCCACATTTGACTTCTTTATAATGTTCAATAATTGTTTTTTGCAAATCAGATGGAACAAATGACAAATCAATCAATCTTTGATTTCTTTGATAGTTTCTTAGCATTTCTTCATTGCAAAATTCTTTTGGTTCTTGCACAACAAGCTTGTCTATCTTATTTGCACCTAATGGTTTCTGTCTAAGATTATCAACAAAAGTATTGTCTGGAGAAAGAAAGTTTGGAATTCCATCTCCACGATCACCTTTCAGAATATGCACTTTTATGTATTCTTCTGGATCAGAACCGGAAACAAACTTCTTTAATGTTGGACTGTATTGCTTGACAAACGAATGTGTTTGTAATTGAAAGAAATCCTTATCACTGGAAATTATTAAAACATTTTCAGGCAATGGATTTTTTGCCATATGAAATACTAGCGTTGCAATAATATCATCTGCTTCAGCATGTTCAACTTCAAGAACCTTATACGGAAATATTTCCCGTATTTCTTCTCTTATTTTATTTAGTGTTTTAAATATTGAATCCCAATCAAGGTCGGATGATTCACGATTTTTCTTTCTATTTTGTTTGTAAAATGGAAAGATTTCTCGCCTCCAGTAATTTCGGCCATCATAACAAATTACTAATTCACCATATTCATCAAAGAATTTTGAACGATAGGAACGAAGCGAATTAAGAACCATGTGCCGTACCATGTCTTCATTCACTTCATTGTCTTTTTGATTCACCACCTGCATCATCAGATTGGAGATGGTCACTTGATTCATATCAACAAGTATCATGTAATTAACTCACTCTAAAAATTTACGATGCTCCTCATCCATTTCTTGTGTCCACACTTCACCCATTTCAGGATAAAATACACCAACTGTTCGTTTTGGAGTGCCATCTGAATAATATGCTTGTGCCACACAGTGAGTTTTCACAAACTGGTCTTCGTTTTCACCACAAAACAAACCGTACCAATCGCCGGTTTTCAGATAGTTCTCCATTATACTTATGTAACCAGAAATTCTTGAAACAATATTCTCAGCACCTTTCTCACCTTTTCTTTGTTGTTTCTTAGCTTCTGATAATTTCATTTTATTAATAGCAATCCAATCTTTGACTGCTAAAAAATTGAGAGGATCTGCTTCACTTCTTCTCATCACAGAAGGATGAACACCTTTATATTCTGGAGGATTTTCTTTCATCCTCTTTTCACGAGCCTTTCTCAACCTTTCTGCCGCAGCAAGTCTTTGCTCTTCGGTCATAGGTTTTCTAGGTTTTCGTGTTTTCTTTGGTTTTTCTTCTACCATCTGATCTCTAAAGAATTTTAATAAGTTTGATCTTTTTCTTCTTTCCATTATGTATCACTTCATTAGTTTTCTTGCCTCACGCCTCAGTCTACGCATTGTTGCTTCCTTTGCCAATTTACGTTTCAAGCCTTTACTTCTATAGTATCGTTTGTCACGCAATTCACGCAGGATGCCTGATTTCTGAACTTTCTTTTTGAAAACTTTTAACGCTGTCTGTACATCATCACCTCTTACAATAACAGTTAGACCAACAGGTTCTTCGTATTTTTTGTATTTCATTCAACCTTTTCTACAACTTCTCCATGTCCGAAGATAGCATATTTACCACTTTCTTCTTTGGTGATTAAAACCATTGTCTCTAATACCTCCATCATTTCTAGTGCTTCTTTTCGTGCTTCTTCAATCGTTTCATACTCTTTCATCGGATTTCTCCATTTCTAAAGTCTCTAACCATTTAGGAATAGAAACCAATATTTCTTCACCATCTTCATTCTCCTTTACCATGACATAATTATTTTCGGCCAAAGATTTAATTGTCTTGACTATTACATCTTCAACTATTTCTTCTTTGGTCAAGTACTTACCCCAAAGATAGGAGAAAAACATACCTCCTGTTGCCAGAAGAGACTGCGTAAATTCTATTTCCATTCAAACTCCGAGAAAAGTTTTTTGAACATTAAACTCCAAAACACAATAATAGAATAACACTGTTCTAGTATTCTGTCAAGTTTTTTTATGCAGGCGAACAAAATATTCAGCATCTATGACAACAAGAGGTTTCTTGTTGTTTTTCTTCATGACCACAATTGGTTCATAATCTTTTGAGTTGACTTTTGCTTGGTCATATGCATCCCAAACATTCAGTTTTTCTACATTTTTGCATTCTATAGAATATCCAAAAGCCTCTCTTGCAGATCGTGCCATAATCAAATCTTCTCCGCCTGCACCCATGCTTCTAGATTCAATGTCTTCTGGATGGATATTCAACTCCTCTATTAGTGTATCTCGCATCCATTGCTGGAGGCGTCTTCCCTTCGCTTTCGCTGATTGTGTTTTCATTAAAAATCAAATCCCAATTTTCACTAAACTGTCTTTGATTATTTAGTCTACGATAGCAAGAACCTTTTCCCCCCGCCCATTCACCATGCATTGATTTTTCTCCTTTCAAGTTTCATTTTAATTTGATTTCTTTGTTCATCATTATAATCTCGCCATTTTTCTATTTCTAATAAACTTCTTTTACAACCAATACAATGTGTCTGTTCAATGTTCATTTTACAAACACCAATACAGACAATTACCATTCCACATCTTTTCCTTCTTCTTCTTCAATTAATATATCTTCACCACAAAATGGACAAAAACTGACCATGTAAGTTTCTTCCATCATGTCATGTTTTACTGTGAATTCTGCATTGCAGCTTTCGCAAGCAATAACTTTTTGATACATAGATTCTCCTTTAAGTTACCATATCATTTTTTCTTTTTGAAATCATATGCTTCTTCTAATTCATAAAAATACCGATCCTGATTTCCTGCACTCCATTTTGGATTCTGTTCTACAGAAAAATATTTTGTAGAAACTTTGAAATCAGGGTCTTTTGTTTCATGAGCAATCAGACTTTGTTCAAACCATTTCATTCTATTGTTTGGTTGAGCAGCAAATTGTCCGTTGTCAAGTTTTATGATATTAAAAGATTTATGTTCATTTGGTGTTTCGGATAAAGTTGTATTCAACATATTTGGATCATCATGACAACTATCAATAGTAAACATATATTCACCATGATGATATTCTTTATCCTTTGCATACATTGCACATCTTAAGCCTTTCAATGTTGCCTTCTCTATCACTGTAATATGATATGAAAAAGAATCCCATATTTCAAGATAATCTAATGGCAATTCATAACCAAGAGATGTTCTCCAGACATAGGCTGAAAGAGGAAGTTTATCGTATAGTGCACCATATTCTGTGAGCAGGGATTCAAAATACAGTGCTCTTCCTCTTATGCTTTTGACTGACACCCAGATGGCAGGTGTGTATTCTCCTTCACCTCTGCCATCCAAGTCATACAAATATTCCTTTCTGACAAAACATTCAACAGGCGGAAGATTTGCAACAAGAAACATTTACGCCACCAAATCCACGACTTCGCAACTATCTCCGCTGCATGCCAAAGTTTGACTTCCTGCTGTATAATCCTGCTCTTCATATTCAGAAAGTTTGGACCAATCAACCTTTTCTGGCATCTTGGTCAAGAATTCTTCGTATTCTTCCTTTGTGCAATCTTGATACGGAGCTTGTCTATAAGTATGCTCACTAAAAGGTAAAAAGCTAATGCCGGAAATATTGTCAAAATTATCATATACCCATGCTCCTACGTTCATCCATTCATGTTCTTTAACTGAAATAGTTACTGATGGTTTATGTTCACACCAGTGTTCTTGATAAATCTTCCAGAGTTCCATTTGTTCAATGGCTGTCATATCATAACGGAATATGGCATCATCTGGACTCTTCATTGGAAATGAAAAGACTGTTGTGTGTTGTGGTTTCATTACATCTGGTTCATTCGGAAATCCAGCATCTTTCATGAATCTACACAATGGATCTTTATTGTCAGCACGAACTGTTCTGATGTAATAAGGATTGTGTCTTGCATGAATTCCAGATGCACTGTCTACCAATTGTGAAACTGTACCACTTGGTTTGACACAAGTGATTGCGGCTGATTGATTAATTCCTAATTTTTCAGCCCATT